CCTGGTGATACTAGAAAAGCCATGTGTATTCCTCTCCAAAAAAGATTATAAGCTCGGGATATAATATGATGTCATAATACGTTTATTTATTCACTCGATTATATTTATAAGATTAGTAAATTCCAGTATCTACGGTCTCCCAGACCATACCACCTTCTCTTTCATACTTATCTTCTCTACCATCCTCAAAGAATCCAACTGGAACAATTTCTTCTTCCATTGCTTTGATTCTTTCAGAATACAATAAAGACTTCATATCAATATCTGTAAGCTCAGCGAAAAATGCATTTGTTGAAAACCATCCAAATAGAACTAAGTTCATTACTAAGTCGTCATGATTACCGGTTGAAGCTTCATAAGAATTACCTCTTGCTTCAAAGGTCGATAGTTCTAAAATAGTTTCTGCATCGTTTATTATTAGTTTTCTTTGCTCAATTAAGTCTTTGATATTTGATGTACCAATACGCTTAATTTTACGAGTCATGGTAACGCCAATTGAATTGGCTTTTACGGCAGACTCTACAAAAATGTTTTCATACTCTAAATCATAATATAAACCATTACATACGACAGATCCTTGGTCATTATTTTCAATCACAATAAATGCTTCATTGTACATATTAGCATATTTGTAAATAACATCAGGAAATAATAATGGCGAAATTTTATTATCTTGGAAAACAGCTACTTGTTCAAATGGCCTAACAGACATATCTATAATATTAAATGTAGAGTAGTCTTGCCCACGGCCTTTTGCAACATCTACAAACATCATATATTCGTGGACTTCCTCAGGTTCTTTATATATTCTTACTTCAGTACTTTGCTTGATTGGTGGTTTTGCTTGAAGCCCAAGAAGTATTTCTGGAGCAATAAGCGTATTTCCAGTTCCGTGAAAAGTATTTCCAAATTCTTGCTGGAATTGAAGTTCAGAAGTGTTAGCAACGGTTTGTTCTTTCCAAGCTTCATCACGGCCAGGAACATCCCACCAATCTACTCTAAAGGGTTTATATTCATTTGTTTCTTGAACAGCGCCTTCATAAATTTTATGATAAACATTACCAACACCATTTGCGGTACTTGTAATAATAACTCTTGTACTTTCACCAGACGAAACAACTGGATAAGTTGATGTATAGAACTCAGCATCGTTTTCAACAAATGCAAATTCGTCAAGGAATAGTAGGTTAACCGACATACCACGAATAGAAGAACCAGATGTGGCAGCTGCAATAATGCGAGAATTATTAGAAAATTCTATTGAACCTTTATTAAGCGCTTTACATCCAGGCTGTAAAAAGAACGGTAAATTTTCTAACATTAAGGTTACTCTTGCTAGCATTTCTCTAGCGGTAGAACCTTTGTTAGCTAAAACAGCAATTGTTTTTTCGGGATTAAAAATTGCATACCATAAAAGATATGCTACAGATGAAATAGATTTACCTGATTGTCTACATGCTAGAACAACAGAAAATCTATTATCTTCGAAATGTTTAAACATTTTTTCTTGATAAGGGTATAGATCAAATGGAACTAATCCTTTATCAAGAGAAATTACTTTTAAATAAGTTCTAGCAAAATATGCGGGATCTCTCATACATTTCGCATATTCTTTTATTTCTTCTTGAGTCCACTCTTGTTCAACACCATCACGCTTGACGTTCGGATTGCCGAGATAGCCTGCTTCGTTATTCTTCAGACTCAATGACATTTGCATCATCCATTTTTTTCAATAGCATTCTTTGTAGGTCTGTAGAAGAACCTACATATACATTATTTTGTGTCAATTTACCTGGAAGACCTTTAGCATCTTTTAAACGAACTTCTTTCTTTTTCTTTTGAAGTTCCATTAATCTATCTGCTATTTCGGCATTTTGCTTCATCATATTAGATAATACTTCAAACGCGCGTGGATGTTCAGACTCGCGAGCAAGTTCCATCATAAGGTCAATTGCCTCATCACCCTTTTCTGCTAAATTATAATATTTGCTTCTAGCAAAATCATAATCGTCATCAATATCGTCTTTATCTTTTTTCATTATGTAATTACTCCGTCGTCGGTTTCGTCTTTTCCTTCGACTACATTATCTATATTTCCACCGGCAGAAGTACCATCCGCTACATACTCTTCTAAGAATCCAAAATCATCTGGTGCACCTTCAAGCATATCAACTTCTGCTAGTTGGATTACTCTTTGTTCTTTAATAGGTCCATAGAAACGAACCCTTAAATCAAAATCTAAAGTATATATGATAGCTCTACGACTTAGAAAATCGCCTTCATAATCTTCTGTCAAATTCACTGAGCTTAAAACAATAGGAATATCGCTTTTAATTCCCATTGATGGAACTTCATTAACAGTAATAGTATAATCTGGCTGAAAATACGGAATAATTTGTTCTACAATTTGAAGTCCGTCGTCTTGGTTTTTTACCATAATAGCTAGCTGTATACTCATAGTATATGGAGCGTAAGTATATAAAGTGCTTCTTTGAGTATAATCAGCAATTGAATTATTCTGAACTACTTTATTCATTTTAGGTAATTTTGTAGCAGAATCATAAGTTAAACCAGTAATTTCAAAAGACATCCGCGGCAACTTAATAGCTACTCTTGGATCGTAATTCAAATCACCCTCAGCTTCAATACGAGCTAAAAACTTTTGCTTTGGCCCATAGGCTAATGGAACTCTTAATATACTTTTTACTTCGTCATTACCATCTTTACGTACAACATTAATATTATTAAATATTGTACCAAATGCTGCAATGGTTCTTCTAATAGAGGCGTGGTAAAAGTGTTCATTTAGCATAATTAATCTCCAATCTCACCAAATGGATTAGATTCACTAAAGTCTATAATACCATCTGCACCAACTTCAAATTCCTGATTTCTGGCTTGATTATCATTAACAAACTGATTTTGAGATGGATCGTCTTCAATACCATAAACATTAACAATATCCCATTCAGCACCAGATTCAAGACCAACAATTTTACTACCATCAACTTGGAATTCAACAACTTTTCCGTTTGTCGTAGCCCAATCAGTAATAATTAATCTAGATGCTGTAGAATCGACAGCAATATAATCGGTGACTCTACCAGTAATAAATTCACCCGGCTCACCAGCAATTTCTTGTCTTACATCTTCATGCTCATTAAAGTTAATGCCATTGCCATTATTCAAAATAATAGTAGTTTGTTGAGAAATATATGCGTTAATATTATCTAGTTCAGAAACTCCAGTGTTAATAGATTCTCCAGAATATTCAAATAATTCACATTGTAAAGTGTATGTTGGAAGATTTGAAATTTGATAGAATGGAGATTCGTGTTCAACAAATCTAACTTCAAATAAAGAACCGCTCAATGGAAGATAAATTAAATCACCTTCAGCAGGTCTAATATAATCAGTATTTTCGCTATGACTCCTATCAATATTAGCTACAAGGTCATAGCCAGTAGAAGATGCTCCAGCTTTATTGTGCGCGCCTATATATTGCTCCCATCTTCTTGTAGAAACAATAAAATTAGCTTGGTCTCTAATTTCTACTCCAAATTTTGATAATAAATTACCATCCCCTTCAAAACCATCGACATTGCTAATATACATTTCAATGATATACGCGTCATTAAAATTGGATTCAATATCTTCATTCAGTATCGTGTCTTTGGATACAATAGTGCGAGGCAAATAGTAAACGTCTTGACCGTACATCTTTAATGACTCAATTACTATATCCTCATAAAGATTTTGTTCTGATCGTACTTTTTGGCTGAAATATACATTTGTTGCCATCTCATTATCCTACATAAAAATCAACAGGCATTTCATAATTTAATTGCATTTGTTCTCTAATTTGCCTAATCTCTTCAGTAGCATCATCAAATAATTGTCTACCGTTTAGTGTAACACCGCCTGGAAGTTGCATACCTTCAAACTTAATAAGGTTAGCACCCCATTGCTGTTTAATAAGAGCCGTTAAGTATTGCTTGAGGAACATGTCGTTATAAACATCAGAATATGTAGAAGGATCTACAATACGCATACATTCTACAATAATGTAATCATCTTCTTTAATATCAGTGCCCCAGTCTACATCTAAGTTTAGCTGGTTCATGTGACGATTAAATCTAACAAATTCACCACTACCATTTAATTTCATATCTAATAGTGACATATAAGATTGAACCATTTCATAATACATAAGATCGCCAATATATGACAAATCATACATATCATTTAAATGTAATTGATATTTTACTGAGAACATATTAATTGATGATTGAGAATCACCAATTGGGAATACTCTTTTTACATAAAGAATATTATCGTTTATAGAAACATATCCATTTAAAACATCATCTGCTGTAATTTGATGTTTCAAATAGACCCTCATAGTTGCGTCTGAATGATACTCTTGATAGAATTGAAGAGCATCATCCACACGATCTTCTATTTGGTCGTGATCTATATTGATTTCGATGACAGGCGAACCCAAGCGCCTTAATGCATAATCTACTAATTCTTGTCTTGTGCTTGGATTCGCCATACTTTTTCATCCTAATTATTTAGTGGTTTGTAATATTTATATTACTTTCCGCATTCACATTTTGCTTCGTGAGCATCAACTTTTGCTTGAAGTTCTTTAACTGCTTCAATCAATAGACCAACCATACCTTGATAGTTAACGGCTTTACCACCTTCTTCATCAGTTGCAACAACTTCAGGAATAACTGCTTCAACTTCTTGAGCAATAACACCCATAGACTTTTCACCAGTTGCTTTCCAATCGAAGTTAACACCACGTAATGCAGCAACTTTAGCAGATGCATTAGCAACTGTTTCAACATTTTCTTTTAGACGTTCGTCTGATGTTGAGTTAACTGTTGTGGCATTAAGTGTTGTACCAGTTAGAGTTGTAAAGGTATCAGAAGTGTCAGATCTTAAGAAAGATGTTGAGTTAATACCATCGAGCAAGTTAGCATCAGCTGCTTTACCTGAAGTGCTTAATTTGCCATCAAGAGCTGTTTGCAATCCATCAACATTTGCAATTGTGTGATTGTGAGAATCATCAGCAATTGTTGCAGTAATTGTTAAGTTACCAGTACCATCAAAAGAACCAGAACCAGATACATCACCGCTTAAACCAATTGTTCTTGCAGTTTCAAGAGCAGTAGCTGTAGCTGCATTACCAGAAGTATCACCAGTAATTGAATCACCAGCTAAAATAATAGCTTTATAGTTAGCACCATCTTCTGTTACTTCCCACTTATCAGAAGTTTCATTCCAACGAAGAGTAACGTTAGTATCGTCACCACGCTCAACTTCAATACCACCATTTTGAGTAGCTGAACCAGTCGCATTACTATTCAGAGTAATGATATTGTCTGCTAAGTTAATTGTTTCAGTATTAACTGTAGTTGTTGTGCCGCCAACTGTTAAGTTACCATCAACAACTAGGTTGTTCATAGTAGTTGTACCAGATGAAGCACTAATATTACCAGTTAAGTTACCAAAGAAGGTTGCAGCAGTAACAGTATTTGTGCCTAAAGCAAGGTTAGTATTAACTGTAAGATCTGATCCATTTGAAGTTGTAAGAGCTTGACCTGCACCAATTACAACATCAGCATTTAGTTCAATTTGACCTGTTGGATTAAGAGCAATATCAGAAGAAGATTCTGTTGTTGCTAAATTTAATGCGTTACCGCCACTAAGAGTTAAAGCAGCCGCACCAGATGTTGCAACGGTTAAAGCTTGACCAGCATCTGCATTAACTTTTAGTGTACCAGCATCATCTTCAAGTACTTTTGTACCATTAACGTAAAGTGAGCCAGGACCAACATATACGTCTTTCCACTGCTTTGTAGGTGAACCAAGGTCGTATGTAATATCTGCAGAAGGAACGATGTTTCCATCTAAGTTTGTAAGAAGCGCTTTTACATTTGTATCTTCTTCAGCTACGATTTCATCAATCGCGCCTTTAACTGTAGTTGCTGCAAGACCAGATGTCGAATTATCATATGCCAATTCTCCTGCTGTATCAATTGCTTCAACTGCAGCCATAAGTTCATCAAGAGCACCTTTAACATGAGTTGCGCTCATGCCAGATGTTGAATTGTCGTAAGTTGTTGTCACAGCTGTTGCAGATGCAACAGATGAAAGAGATGCTGGTGTTACACCGTCAGATGTAAAGGTACCCATTGAACCATCACCATTATCTTTAAGAACAATGTCTCCAAGATAAATTGTACCAGCGCTTAGATATAGGTCTCTAAATTTTTTACTAGAAGAACCTAAGTCGTATGTTTCATTATCGTCTGGTAAAATATGTCCACCGACCTGTAGACCATTTTTAACGATAAAATCTTTTGAATAAGTTGCCATGAGTTCACTCTCCCCTTTAGGCGTCTAAAATTTTGCGTGAAACATCAAATCTCATTGTATTTGATGAAGCAGGTGTTGCTAATAATTCAATGTTGCTTCCATTAATTACTGCTGTAAATTCAGCTAATGGAGCAGTGCCAGTATGAATAATTGAATGTTCTGTAATATATACGTCAGTATCGTCATGTGTTACCACTAATTGACTTTGCTGATACTCAGTTGATGTAGAATCTGTAATTCTTACAGTATAGAACATTGTTCTATATGAGCCATATGCTTCTTCTGCAACAGCGGTTTGTGTTGTTGCTGAAGTAGTTGTATCTGCCCAAATTGTATCTTTATATAAACGTGTTACTCTGAAAACTCTATATTCTGAGTTTGCAGGTGTAACTCTTAAGTTGATATAACCATTTGCTTGTTGAATACTATATGTAGAAAGATCATTATTTGATGAATGAATTAAGTTTCTTTCTGTAAAGTGAACATCTGTTCCATCATTCAATACAATCACGTTTGTTCTTTCTAGTTCTTCACTGCTTGTGTCTAAGCCGATAACTTCATAATGGATAAAGTTATTACCAGCTGCACTCATAGAAGAAATAGTTGTAGTAGATGTACCATCAGTAACGCCAATTTCTGGGAATTCTTCAATTAAGTTTCTAACGTATTTAACAATAAGAGTATCAGAAACGTTAGCATTACGAGTTACTGTTAGTGCTAGTTCATTTTCAGTAGTGTATGTATCACCACTTCCATCAGTAATAGTTGTATGAGGACCTAAGCCACTAATATCTACTAAAGCTGAACCATTTGCGTCCATATATGTATCAATGATTGAGTGTTCAACTAAGTGAACATCTGTGCCATCATATAGAATATTGATTTCAGATGCATAGATATCGTTTGTTGTAGGATTTACTGCTTGCACATAGAATTTAATTGATTTTTCTACGGCTGCTGTAGCAAAAATTCTTTCTTCAGCTGCATCAAGGAAAACCGAAAATACATCGTCAGCGCTTAACGCGTTGATTAAGTTTTGTACGTAATCTCTTGTTGCTTTTGATGAAATAGCTGTATCAAAATCTGCTAAAACTCCAGACAAAGTGGAGCTAGATGAGTTATTGATAGCAGAAGTATCAATACCCAAATTATTTTCTGTAATTTCTTGTAGCGTAACAATTGACTCTGTTCCGCCAATATCTTTCTTTAAAAAAACCTTACCATCGTAAGTATTAATTGCTAATTCGCCAAGTGACAAATTGCCAATTGTAGGTACTTTAGCTTCGACGGCACTACGTTTTAGTTTAATATTAGAACTCATTTGGTTTCCTATTAAGCTAAGAGTTATAAATTATCAAATCTGTATATACAGATAAAATATATGCGATAAATTATAATGTATTTAAAAATTAGTTGGAGGGGGGTATAAACCCCCCTCCGTTATAACTAATTAGTAAGAACCACCGTCTAAGTCAGCTACTGTAACAACACCAGCTGCTACTGCAAAGTTGTCTGAGCTGAACTGTGCAACACCAAGCTGAGCCGTAGAAGCAGTTGCAACTGAGAAGTCAATCGCATTTGCCGCATCGTCATATGAAGCTGTAATGTTTGTTTGTGCACCAGCTGCTACAGCTGCGCCAATTGCGTCTTGAGCCGCTTCGTCAAAGTCTGTGACTTGTGAAGCAGTAATTGCAATTGCAGTTGTTGCTGCCGCTGTTAAACGACCTTGTGCATCAACTGTGAATGTTCCTACAGAACCTGCTGCGCCATAAGCACCCGCAGTTACTGTAGTATCATCAAGATCAACAGTAACTTCATCTGTACCAACAGTTGCTGTTAAAGCTGTTCCACCTGTGAATGTTAATGTATCATTCAATAGATCAACAGTATTGTTGTTTGTACCGTCAGTAATGTTCAATTCAGTTGCAACTGTTGCTGTTGAAGCTGCAGTTACACGGCCTTGAGCATCTACTGTAAGAACTGGGATTTCAGTAGCTGAGCCATAAGAAGCTGCAGTTACACCAGAGTTTGGCAATGATAGAACCGGAGTTGAACCTTCACCTGTGCCACCTGTTACAGTGATGTGACCTACTGTTGCAGAAACAGATTCAATATAGTCACCAGTTGTATGTGCGCCAAGATCAACAGAATCGGCTTGTGTAGCAACGTTAATTGTTACATCGGCTGAACCGTCAAACGATACTGTACCAGCTTGGTCACCAGCAATCGCGATTGTACGTGCTGTTGATAAAGCATCTGCTGTATTTGCATTACCTTCAAACTCTTTGTTTGTGTGGTCTACAAGTACTGTGCCTGTGCTATCAAGAACGTCACCAGTTACGTCACCAGTTACAGCGGCTTCAACTGTACCAGCTACAAATGTACCTGTACCAACTGTCCATTTGTCGACAGCTTCGTCCCATAAGAATGAAACGTTTGTATCTGTACCACGCTCAACTTCAATACCAGAGTTTTGAGATGGTGTACCAGTTTCATCAGAGTTAAGAAGCATAACGGCATCGCCGATATTTACTTCATTTGAATTAACTGTTGTAGTTGTACCGTTAACTGTTAGGTTACCTTGAACAACAACGTTACCAGATGCAGTCATTGTTGCAGCTGTAATGTCATCTGAACTTAGTGTACCATCAACACTTACGTCGTTAAATGTAACGTTTGCAGTTGTTGAAACGTCTTGGCCGATTGTGATTGTTGGTGTAGCACCTTCGCCGGCTGCGCCAACAGTAACACCAGTACCGCCAACAAGTGATTCAACATAGTCACCAGTTGTATGTGTACCTAGATCAACCGAGTCAGCTTGCTGAGCAACAGTAATTGTTACATCACCAAGATCTGTCATTGTAGCTGAACCAGCAACGTCCCCAGCAAGAGTGATTGTTGGATCATTTACATCAAGTGTAACTGTATTCGCGCTGCTGTCATATGTTGCTGTAAGACCAGCATGTGTAGCATCTGTGAATAGAGCTGATGCACCTGTTGAACCAACCGCACTAATTTCTGCATCAACATAAGCTTTTGTTGCTGCGTCTTGTGCATTTGTTGGATCAGATAGGTTAATAATTGCTGTGTTAGAAACAGAAATTTTGCCTGTACCATTTGGTGCAAGAACAAGATTACCGTTTGTATCTGTAGTTGAAAGTGTATTACCATTCAGGTCAAGATTGTCAACTTTTAGGTTGTCGATCTTGCTGTTAGCATCTGTGATAATCGCAGAACTTGCTGTTAGCGTACCAGCAGCATGGTCTAGTTTATCTGTAAAGTATTGACCACCAATGACAAGGTGGGAAGCAGCATCGCCCGCAGTTTCTGCGCCGATACCAATATATAAACGACCGCCGCCTGCAACTGCGCCATAGTCTGCCGCTGAGTAGGCTAATTCGCCTGCGCTCAGCGTAGATGGATCACCTGCCGTGGTGGATCGTTTAATTCTAATAATAGTTGACATTCTTGTCTTCTCCTATTAAGGTTTTAAAATTTATCTTAAGATATTATAAATTTGCAAATTTCACTATTATATAATTAATACGTACCACCATTCAAACTGGTACCGTCTGCCGCATCAGATTTGGCAACCCATTTCTGATTTGTTGAGTCCCAAAGTAAAATAGAACCTTGATCTAACAAAGTTGTATCTACATCAGAAAGTTCGTTAAGTCTACCAGCGGAACCGACGGCCACGGTTCTTGCTTTTACTGTTCTACCGGGTAGAATTTTAGCCGTAATAGCCATGTGTTATGAGCTCCTTGTTACCCTTGGTGTGACTTCTAGTTGACCTTCCACAACACGAGTTACATTCCCAATCGAGTCAACAATTTCAACATCATAAACATATCTTCCAGCTTTCATCGCGCTTGTTTGCGCTGCGCTTAAAGATATACCCAGCTTACCGTTTGCTGGATCAGCAGTAGATGTATAAAAATCAACTGCTGTAGAAGATGAGTATGTTTTTCTAATTTGGCCTCTATAAGTATAATTAGTTATATCAATAGAGCCAATATCATTTGCCACGGTGATTTCAACGCTGAAATCAGAACCTTGGTCAACAGTCAAATTAGCATAAACAGCCATAAGAAAAACATTCCTGATCTTTTTATTTTATTTATAAAAAACACGATTTTAGAATCATACAATTATTTATACGTTTTCTATGTATCTTTAAAGCTTTTCAACCATTAATAGTTACACTATTAGTAAGTTGCATACTATTAAATTTAATTAATTTCTTCTTTCAATATCTTCTTCAGTAAGATGATTTCCCATCCAGACTTCAATTACTTTAGCTGGTTTATTTCCTACATTCGTTGCTTTGTGCCATACGTTTAGTGGAATATCAATGCTTTCACCATTACTTAATAAGCGTACCTCTTTTAATCCATCAGGCCATTCTAAATCTATACGAATTTCCCCATCTACTACACACCAATGTTCAGAGCGATGAAAGTGTCGCTGATCACTTAAAGACTTACCAGTATCAAAAGAAAGTTCTTTTGTTTGCCAGTTGTCATTACGATCAAGCACTTTATACGAACCCCATTCTCTTTGCGTTAATGGCTTTTCCCAATTGCTTAAAATCCAAGATGAGCTATTTTTTTTGTCTTCTCCACCGACACCAAAAACAAATTCAACATCACTAAATACCATTTCTGGAATATTGTCTTTTGTACGGTCTCCACCATTTGCAAAAATAACTTGAAAATCTCCAGTAAACGCACTTTTAATATGTTCAATTGCTTTAATAGCCGAACCATCTTCATCGTTGAAACTAAAGGCATTTTCAACACATTTAATATTTTCTACAATAGCTTTTCGTTCTTCAAAATGCATAAAAGGCCTTCCCTTTTTACGGCATAACCATGCATCACTATTTATACCAACACAAAGAATATCACCAAGTTTTTTAGCAGCTTTAAAATAAGCAATATGACCAGAATGAAGAGGATCAAATCCTCCAGTAACAAGTACAATTTTATTCATACTTTAAACACTACATTAAATTCAGTCATATTTAAATTCCTTTTCTTTTGGAGATCTCCAGAATTCTTGACCACTATATTTTTTCCAGACAGAAGGAGGTAGGATTGTTTCTCGGTCTTTCCATTGAACTTTTTTCTGAACAGTGTGCAATCCAGGTTGGCCCATATGGATATCAAAGTTTTTATTTTCATATTCGACATTATCAAAGTCGTGCTCAAATGGTTTGATTCCTAAGAACCCATATATAAGTTTCATAGTGTTTTCTGGGTCTTTACAAAGGTTTTCATATTCAATAAGCAATAGCATATTTGGATTAGCATAGTATCCTTCTTGCAACGAAAACCACGGCTTAACTACTTGACCACTTTTTTGAAAATCCATAAGAGCATCACAGCGAGTAGTTACACATTGATCTGCTTCTTGATCAATAAACATATTTGTATATAAAGAATTCTTTGTCGCTATCCTTTCAAATGAATCTAATATCCATGCTACATCACGAACACAACAAATGATCTTTGAGTCTGGAAAGAGTGTTTTCAAAAGATTAGTATTTGAAGTCCATGCTCTGCTACTATCAAATATTACTGATTTATCTATTGATTTATAATAACCATCAATCATACCATAAAGAGCATTTTTACGGCGTTCTTCAGTAATGTTAAGATTGTTTTCAAAATTAGTCATCGAATCAATGCAGTTTGAAACCATTGTGCTGAGTGGCGATACAATATCTGCATAGAAGTCTGGGTTCTGTCTTAAAATTGCAGACAACAATGTTGAACCACTTCTAGGCAAACCTGAAATAAAATGATATGTTTTATTTGTCATGAATAACTCTTTTCTTCAATCAACTCAGATCCAAGAGACAAATTGATTTTACGCTTTATTTCTGCTCTCTTGTCATTTGTAATATATACCGCTCGAGCAAGGCGTATAAACTCTATACCAAAATCTTGGTTTTTTTCGCATATACGAATTTGATCTTCAATAATCCAAAGTTCTTCATTTACTTTTTTTAACTGATTTAATAGTGTAAGATCCACATCAAAATTGCTAACCCTGTCAAGCAGCAATTCTAATTCTTTTGCAACATTGTTTTGCTTCATATAATCAAGAATATTACGTTTCTTAATTTGAAGGATCGTGATTTTGTCAAACACTTCACCAATTGATATAGGAATCTCAATCATAGCGCATACTCGTATTACCAATTTTTTCTACAGTAGTTGCTCCAATCTTTTCTTGGACTGTCGCAATGACAGAATTCAATTCTTCATCAGTAAAATCCATGATGCCATCATTTTCTCGATTCGCAAATTCACAATCAAAATCTGCAAGTCTCCATGGAGCGTAGATTGGTTTTTTGCCTGCTTTTCGTACAATATTGAAATAATCTGGATAACTAAAGTTTATTTCGTTAGTAGCACCCATTAATACTGTTCCTGATTTATTAAATGCACGGGCCATGTATTGACCAACGGAATCAATTCCAATAAAATAATCACAATATTTAATCAGACCCATCATAGTTCTTAGATACGGTTGCTTATCATCAAATGTGATTGACATTGTATCGTTTTGGTGACGAAAATGCGGTTGACTTGCATAGAAAACTACAGCATCTTTGTTAAGTTCTTTGACTATTTTAAAATATGCTTCAATAGAAAGGCTGCGATTAGAAGTGTCAATCAATTGCTCTGAAATTTTATCAACTCCGCTTCCATATGGTTGAAACACAACCATCTTACGCTTTTTTTGTTTTGACTTTTCTGATTCTATAAAGTCTTGAATTATTAAATCTTCTAATGAACTCAGATAAAGATTCGGAATTTCTAGGTCAGCGTGATTTTTTGTTTGATTGATTTCTTCATCAAACGCTTGACTTAGCGATATTTTTTGATTATAAAACCGATTATTGTGATATGGTTCAGGTGAGCATATTTTTGTATCACGAATAATAGAGTCAAATAAGCCCTTTTGGCTAATACCAAATGTTTTATTCTGCAATAGTGGATGACTCCAATAAAGATTATCCCAACCATGCACTATGACACGAAAGTCATCTTTTGGATTCAGTCTATGATATTTTTCCAATGCTGGGATTGCTGAAATTACTCTGCCGGCGCCGCCAGTAATAATAAATGTTGTGTTCATACATTATCCATATTTAATTTTAAGAATAGCCGTAAGATATTCCAATTACAGGAAGTGGTTCATTATCATTCTTATATATATCCAGACTATTAGTTTTTAAATAGTTGCCATTTGTATAATCAGTATAAAAATCAAACTGGTCGACTGGAATATTTCTAAGGTTTTTATATGCACCGTCAATTTCACTTGCTATTTCGATATTTTCTTTACCCCAAACTCCAGTATGGACGTGTTTTGTTCTATATGCTATGTCATAAGACATATCTTTATTATTAAATATCACACCAGGGAGTGTTCCAGTAAGGTCACTATATTTACGATACGCACTTGACAGTAATTGTGTTCCTGTGATAAAAAAAACAAGATACGGACGAACAAAAAGCCCCATATCTCTGTCTGTAGATATTTCACTAACTTTTTTTATCATTTCAGGCGCCTTCTTATGCGCATATTCCCAGCGTTCTAAAGAAAGTTCCATACATTTCATAAAAAATTCTGATCCAGATATTCCACACATAAGTGAGTTTTCAAATGGATCGTTACCATAAGGATTTTCTACTATATATGCTGATTCTGTAAGTTCATCATAAAAATTTTGATAACAGAATACATCAAGATCAGCATAGATACCACCAACACTGTGAAGGATTGCAAATCGAACAAAGTCAATTTTCATGATATGAACGGGAAATTTTTCATACATATCTTTAAATTGTGGGTACTGACTTGAGATTAGTTCATCAATCTGGTCATCTGACCAGAATCTATATTCAAAATCTGTATATGCTTCTTTCCAAGACCATTGACATTTTTTCCATAATGGGTGCCATTTGGATTCATCTGATGGTCCTGTTTGGTGAATAATTTTAGGAACGTAACTTTGTAAAGTAGTCATCGAACCTCGCTATTGAATCTTGAATATGAGTATTAAATTGCTTTAAGTCGGTGTCTGGTTTTAAATAAAAACCGTCTGTGTAATCATATCGAAAATCAAAATTTTGTGCTGTAGTAATATAATGAGATTCTTCTTGTATTAGTTCTTTCAATTTATCAGATACTTGATCTACCTGATACATTAAGCCATCCATAAAAACCAATTGGTTATGTTCTTGCTTATTTATGTATTCTTTCCCCCAGATCGAACTGTGCGCGTGTTTTGTGTAAAATGACTTATCATATGCACCGGACATATTATTAAATAACATAAAAGGAAAACAAGCAGATTGACTAAATGTTTTCATGACTGCTTCTAACATACCAGATCCAGTAATATTATTAATTAGATTATTATTTTTTATTGTTCGCAGATATGGTTTTTCAAAATGACTCCTCGAATTAATAAAAAGAAGCTTTACATAATCCATTATATTAAGTAAAAAGGGGTTATCCTTTTCTGAATACATCATAGAGTTTTCATAGCGCGCACTTGTATGTTCTACTGTAAGATTTTCGAGTGCAACAAAAGACTCAGCAAAGTATTCATCAGGAATTTTTTTATAGCAAAATATATCCATATCAGCATATAGACCACCATAACGATGAAGTATTGCAAGCCGGACAAAATCGATTTTCATTACGTGAAATGGAAAAGATTGATATACATTCCACCATTTTGGATAGTGGTCGCGAATCAGATTATCAATATCTTCTTGATCGTTCCAAAGCACAACCTCATAGTGTTCTTTCCAAGACTCATAGCACTTTGACCAAAATGGATGCCAGATCGAAACCTCTTTTGGTGCAATTTGGTGTATTAACATAATTATTTTGTGTATTCAACTTGTTCTTTTGGGATTGCTATCACGTTAAACGATATTGAAATTCGTTCGTCGTCGTGGTCATTTGGTTCTACACCATGAGGCAGATATGATGGCCAAAGAAGAATGTGACCTTCTGTTGGATCGATACTTAGCCTTTCTGCGTTGAACTTATTTTTTTTATCAGTCAACATAGCACCTTGCCAAAGTGGGTTCATACCAGGATTTGTAACAATGAGTCTGCCGCTACCCTTTGGCGCTTTTAAATAGAACACACCAGAATATGTATCTTGGTGAACGTGGTCATAGTTGATTGCTGACCGTTTGTCATTAAAATTAACCCAAGCAGCAGTCAAATAGACATCTGAGTTTACAAACTGCATATCAAAGTTTGCCTTTACTGCCATCTGGGCAATAAATTCAAATAATGGCGCAAGCTCAAATACAGTTGTTAGGTTTGTAGGGGACTGGTATCCGTGAATGTTTGATTTTTGTACACCTTCTGGATTCTCTTCGCGAAATTTCCGTACTGCTTCAATAAATGTTTCTTTTTGTTCATCGAAATTTGGGAGTTGTGATTCCCAAAATGGTGTACTGTGGATTTGAACAAGATTCATAATATACCTCTTTTATCATTGTCATTATTTTATTATTAATTGCATTATAAAGTAAAGTCATATTCACCTATTTACCTAGTAAGTATTTTAAATAGGTAAATAGGTGAAATACATTAAATACATTAAATAGGATGTCTTCTCATTGCTCGAGTAGGACGATAATTTCTTTTACTGTTGATACCAATGTAACCATTGCTAAAACTTCTAAAACATCCACTCAAATTTGAACCCTGAGTTGAAGACCAAATGAAAGTAGCTGGCCAACCTTGACCTGATGGAGTTGTATACCTATTGTTGTAGGTTTGGCTCAACTCATTAATAGCTGGCAAATACCAATCAGTAAAACCCCCGATAGTTCTCGTTGCTGTAAAGTTGGCTGCTAAGTGTTCACTTTTAGGTTGGTGACCAGTATAAGTATTGGCATAACCGTCATTAAGGTTACTAGCGTTTGCAGTGGTAGAACGCGTTGTCCTCCACGGGCAACTAGCGCAACCCGTTGCATTTGGCGCAGTGAACAAATAATTGCCTGAGAGAGTACCAATATAGTAACCACCCCATGCAGCATCATATGATCCAAGTGTCCCAGAAGCTGGTGCAGGAAAATCACTTTTTCCATAGAAATTAGACAAGGATATAGATGAACCTGCTGTTGAACGATCTGCTAAACCACGTACAGCAGATTCATTCATATTAATTGAGGAAGTACCAGACCTGCCCAATTCACAAGCCACACTTCTTCCAACAGTAGATCCTGCTAGTGAAATTTCGCCTGAAGTACAAAGGGCCATATTACACCTCTACAAGTTTAAGTTCGTTAATAGTAGTACTGTTATTAATCTGAGAAGCAATACCACTTTCCCAAGCCATCACTGTTTTTATATGAGCATTTATTCCAGCAAGAACTTCATTTAATTCTGCCTTTGTTAGAGTAAACCATTCGCCATCGTTTAATTTAAACTCTTCTGACGCTGAATCACCCATTAATGACCATCTTTGATGCAATACATTGCGACTAAACATATCTGTATTAACATTAACAGATTTACCTTGAACTGTTAGCTCAGCACCACTCACTTGTTTTTCATAACTTTGTTCAGAAAGACTACCATGAAGAAATTCTTTTACTTCTTCTACAGTTCTATCTATAACAAAGTATGTGCCTACAGCTTTCCCAGTATCTAATACCCATTCAAGATTGTTATGATATTGAAATACGCCATCAATTTCTGGCATATCGGTATATTCTACCTTATAAAGTTTTAAATTATCATTTACTGATAAAGGAGTATCATTTTGTGGTAATAATCCTTTTTGGTACATGATTATATCATTAGGAAATCTATATTCCATATCTGTTTTTTCAGCTAACATGTTATTAGCTCGATCAGTGTTCCAGCGCAATGGACCAAAAGTTTTGGCAGCGTCATTTGGATTATTGACATCAGTAATAATTAAATACTCTTCATCGCCATTATATTCTACACTCATATCCCAAGGTGGAAGCTTTTCGACTTGCGCCGGTGCTTTTGCGTTTTCAAGTTCAGCTTGAAGTTCGGCCTGAAGTTCATTTAAATTTTCTGCATTTGAGACCCATGAAAAAATTGTTTCATCGGTAAGATTATCATACGCAATGAAAGAACCTGGATCTACTTCACTTGGAATATCAGTTACGCGATAAATATCAGCATAATGTGAATTCTCAGTGATCTGATATCTCCAGTTTACACTCACTACGACATTATCCATACCATTTTTATGCGGAGCAACATTCAGCCTTAAAATTTCGTAATTGTACTCAGCCATTTTGAATCTCCGTTTTTAATGTTTCAACTTCTGCTTTAAGCTCTTTAATTGCTTCAATTAGCAATGGAACCATTTTATCGTAATAAACAGTTTTGTAGTTTAGTCCAGAAATTGAATATTCATTTCCTTCATCGTCTTGGCCAATATCGAATGGCGCCGCAGTTACGATTTCTGGTAATATAGCTTCTACTTCTTGAGCAGAAACACCAACCTGCATTTCTTGATTATATCCAAACTCAGCAGCTGTATCGTTTGCAGTATAGTAATATCCATTAAGAGAACCAACTTTATCGAGAGCGTTCTCAATTGTTCCCTTGAAATCTTTTAATCTTGCATCTGAATAATATGCTGTTACGTTATTTGTAGCTCTAATTTCACCAGTTGTACCTGATGCTGAGGTACCAATACCTAGTGATCCAAATCGCACACTTGAACCCGTAGCAAGATCTTGTGGTCCTGATAATGTAATAGTACCAGCACCATTTGAAACAGTTACTCTATTAGCAGTTCCTGTAAGTGTTGTTTTATTAAGTGTGTTTCCTGAAGAGTTACCTATTAAAAGCTGGCCATTTGTATATGAAGTTTGACCACTACCACCTCTTCCTACGGCTAATGTGCCTGATGAAATATTTCCGGCATTAATGGAAGTAACTGCACTACCATTACCAGAAATTGTACCTGATGCTGTAATACCAACAGCATTTGTGATATTTCTACTGTCATCAATAACAGTAGTACCCGAAATTTTAATTGCCATGTTCGTATCTCCTATTAATACTCGGCGGGCATTATTTGTATAATTTCATCTATACAAATAAGATTTAAGATTATCTAATTGCTATTACAGTTTCATTTATACAAAACTTTAATCGCTATCACAGTTTTATTTATATAAATTAAGTTTTAAGATTATTTAATTTTTGAATTTAATTCTTTAATTGCTTCTAATAAAACTGGAATTAAAGAATCATAAGATACTCTTTTAACTCCGTCCTCACCGGTTACTACCATTTGAGGGAATACTTTTTCTACTTCTTGAGCAACAATACCAATAGCAGATTTTTTACTAGATTTCCAATCAAACATATAACCATTTAACTGCGAAAGCTTTTCTAATGGATAATCAATAATATTTAAATTTTCTTTTAAGGAAACATCAGAAGTAGAATTAAAATTGGCAGCGCTTACATCTCCAGTTACTGCTAAATTTCCAGAAATACTACTAACATCTAGAGTAATTGTAGTATTAGCAAGATTTGTAATTGTTGCCGAGCCGCTAGCATCACCATCAATTGTTAATGTAAATTCAGCAATAGTCGATTCTAAATCGCCAATATCACCATTAATTGTGCTAATATTACCATTAATAGTATTAATATTAGTTTCAATAGATGATATTTCGCTATTGAGATTTGTAAAGTTAGTGTCAACTTCATCATTTGTAAGAGGTGTACCCTTAACTGACCTTAGTGTTAGTATTGCAGCCATTGATAATTTTCCTAAGTTAATTTGTCAATAATATGTTTAAGCATATCTTTAATGTGATTGACATCTGATTTAACTTTATTTATATCAGTTTCAATGCTAGAAACACGGTTCTCAAGAGCTTTTTTGTCGTTTACATTTTGTAACGCAACTTCTCTCTTCTTTTTATATTCAACAAAAGCTTGATGATCGCTGTTAACAACCCCACCAGAAGTGGGATCCTTAACTAAATTTGAATAGCCTTGTACAGATAATCGTGTCATTATGAATATGCAATAAGTCTTAAGTTTTTAATTTTTGGTACATTTACCGGATTAGTTGATTTCATTACTATCTTGACAACAACCCTTGTATATGGATCAATGTCTGTAATATCGATTTCTCTTTGAGTAAATTCACCTTCTGGGTTTGTGGTATTATTTATAAATCCAGTATTGGTGAAAATCTTAGAGTGAATATCCTCTGTACCAACTGCTGTTCTATAATAAACATCAATATCAGTTGAAGGTAATACTTCAGCGTCAAATAGAATTTTAATAGAATCAGCAGGTTCATTTAGATATAATGGACGAGTAATATAGTTTGCATGGTTGTATGTTCCAGCAGGAGCATAGTCTTCAACAAATTTATCTAGTTGTTGAATTGTATATGTTGGTGCTGGTCCAAGTTCTGCTTGAATTGTATAGCTATCGCCAGATACTGTAGCAGCAGAAGATC